TAAAAAGTTTATGGATAGTACATCCAAACGTTGGAAAAATCGTTTATGGCAGGGTAAGTTAGCAGCGGGTTTTGCAAATTCGGGCGGTTTAAGTGGCGATAAACTGGCGGTTCTGCAACAACTTAACATTTTTGCGATGCAGCACGGCATGTTGTGGTCAGGTTTACCTTTAATGACAACAGGCCATACTGAAACCGATTTAAACCGTTTATCGAGCTGTTTAGGGTTGATGACTCAATCAGATAATGCACCTGTTGAAATTACACCGCCACAAGGTGATTTAGATACGGCTAAATGGTTTGGTGAATATATTGCTGGGCTTTTATATAGATTAAATTAGTGAAAAATAAAAAAGCCTCTATAAAGAGGCTTTTTAGTCTATTACTTATGAAATATACGTGCTTTATCACGTTGCCAGTCACGTTCTTTTTCAGTCGCACGTTTATCGTGAAGTTGTTTACCTTTCACGAGTGCAATTTCAAGCTTAACCAGATGACCTTTCCAGTAACATGCTAATGGAACGCACGAATAACCTTTTTGGTTCACCGCACCCATAAGCTTTTCAAGTTCACGACGAGATAATAATAATTTTCGTGTACGTGTAGCTTCCGGCACAATATGTGTAGATGCAGAAAGGAGTGGTTGAATCTGAGCACCAAATAAGAATGCTTCACCATTTTTAAAAATGACATAACTTTCTGTCAAACTCATACGACCGGCACGTAAAGATTTTACTTCCCAGCCTAGTAAAGACATGCCAGCTTCAAATTTTTCTTCGATAAAATAATCATGACGGGCACGTTTGTTTTGTGCAATGGTTCCGCCATTATGTTTCTTTACAACTATCTTGTTCATCTTAACCTTTTGAAAATGATGAATTAATTTTATTACGGCTGGATTGTTACCCGTTTAATTACCCGTTTTAAAAGACACTCGACTTAAAAGAAAGCCTGCATTTAGCAGGCTATCATATCAGAATTATCTTTGTGTTTTTCGACAACTTTCTTAACACTAGATTCGTGCCAAAACACTTCTTTCTCACTAACCTTGATTGGTTGTGGAATTTCACCATTCTTAATCATGCGATAGAATTTAGTGCGGCCAATAGACATTAGCATCATAAACTCTTTAGCACGTACACGACGATCAATTTCCATTACCCCTCCTAAAACTTATACTTCGCAACGTCATAACAAGTTTTAATAACTTCGTTAGTGTCGTTAAATGTGGTTGTATGTGGTTGTTTCTGGCCTTTATCCAAACAATCTAAAAGGAGTTGCTTGGAGCGTTCATAATGTCGGTCATAATCTGCTTGAAGCTCTGCCTTCTGTTTAGCAATTTGTTCAGGTGTTAATGTTGTAACCCTTACATCACCATAGAAATATTTCACGTAATTAACATCTGGAATACAGAAATAAAAACAAAGCATCAAAATTTGGCTTATTAATACAGCGTATAATTTCCATTTCCACTTTTTAATATAATCAGGGCGAGCCTCCTTTGGTGTCAGTCGGTCTTTATCTGGCATTCTTGTAAAGTAAAAAACTAATGCAAGTACGATTACGACCAAATTAATGCAGACTAAAAATGGGATCTTCGGGTAAAACTGAGTAATGATATAGTCATAAAACATTTCACCCCTCCTTACTTTCCGCTTTAACTTCTAATTGAGTGCCTTCAAACGTGCCGTCACCCCCACAATTCAGACAATGTGTATACATACCTAAACCATCCCCATCAGGAATAAAGTTTTCAGGAAATGACTCATCTAGAAATACCGTGCCTCCAATTGGTTTTGTGTGAATATGAGGAGCAAGACCGTAATAAGGGAAGATGCATTCGCCATTTCCATCATCACAAAATTCACATGTTTTAACTTTTACTTCACTCATCCCCCAGCTCCCGATTCAATATCCAGCTTCATTGCACCTTCTTCTGGATACTCACTTATATAAACGTAGTAACCACTGCCGCTATGAGCTTCATCAAACCAAGCAATTGTTAATTCAGTTTCTAAAAGCTCTGGATCTTTGTTTGGTGCACCAAAGTTTGCTGCTGCATATAATTGCTCACAGGTTAAGTAAATCTTTTTCTCTAGCACCGCCTGAGATTTGGCTTTTTCTATCTCTGCTCTAAGTCTGTCAATTTCACATGCTGCATGGTGACAAATAACACGTAATTCATCTTCGTTATATTCATCTGCATGCATCATCATTAAATGACTGATTTCGGTGCCAAATTGACTATCACCTGCAAATACCCAAACAGCACCATTGTCTTGCTCAAAGCTTAGATTGACTTCTCTTTCCTTATTCAAATCTGTCATGCTGCCACCTTTGCCTTAATGCGCTCTTGATATAACTTTGCGTAGTACTCTTGAGCATGTGGAATTTTGTCTTTGATCTTTTGAATCATTGCTTCGTCACGTTTGTAGGTGACAGTTGTTAGGCGTTCTCTAAGGTCGATACGCTCAACTAAATCAATAAGCTGTTCTCGATCATCCCAATCATTTGTAAGCTCGATAGGGCAAGGAAGTAACCAGAAATCAACCATTGCTTGCTCACAGTCGTAAAGCCACATGTAGCCTTGCATCTGCCAGTCATAGCCCGCTTTCTTCGCCTTTTCTTCTGCTTCATCTCGAAAGAATGGATGAGTTCCAATATCCCAAGTACATTTAGTGTCGAGGATCAATTTATTGTTTAAATCGAGAACATCACACTCACCAGTAATTAATTCGTTTTCCCAACGGCCTTGATGTTTTAAGTACTGACGAAAACGAACCTTGCCAGAGAGGCTAATTGCGATTTCTTCAAGCGCATTGCCTTTAGCTGTGTACTGGTTGCCTTTGAAAGACTTGAACGTGGTCAAGTCCTCCTTAACGATTGTTCTGATCTCAGTCTTAGCTGTATCACTAAGAACTGAGCCCTTAGTTTTAGGGTCGCCTACAAGCTTATGTAGGCTTGAGCATCGGAATAGCTTCATAGTGCATTTACCTCAGCTATTTGTGCATTAGTAAGCGCATAGCCTTCTAATACATATTCTTTAGTAACTGCATCGGCTTTGATCTGCTCTAAGAGAACCGGAAACTCGTTGTCTGGTACAGTTGGTTTAACTTCCTGAACATCTCCAACTTCCTTCACAGTGACATTTTTAAACCAGTCTTTAGGTGAGCTCATACCATCACGTAAACTAGTGAAAATCTTGCGAAGCGCAACGATATTTGCTGCTGTAATAGCATCAAGACGACGCTGAATGTAGTCTTCAATGTCTTTCTTGGTGACATTAAATTGCTCAAAGGCAACAACAAGTTTTTGTACAGCTTCTGGTGAAGTATCAGCACTTGCATGGATTGTCTTTTCGCACTGATTAACAGCATCATCAATCACATCACCGGGTATTACACCTAAGATGCATGCACGTAGACGACGAGCACCATTGTTTGCAACCAATTCATAAATATCGCGTGGATCTGTTAATTTTTTAGATCCATTGCGTGTATAACGAATATGTGGAACCTGAAAAACCTTTGTTTGACGGGTGTTTGTCTCCACATCCCAAGCAAATGCTTCAACCGTTGATTCGCCATTTTCAGAAGATAATTCGCGGATACCGTACTGAATATTTCCCCAATTCTGAGCAAGCATTTCCGCAAGTCGAATTGATGGACCAGTAACTGAAGTACCACCACGAGCATAAGAATAAACAGCCGATTGAGCTAAACCGGGACGCTGGCAAGCGTTCATAATCCGGTCATAAGCTTCAATTGGATTGCGTGGAAACTGTTTAGCAATAACTAACGCAGCTTGAACTTCTGCAATTGCACGTTGACTATCAGATTGAACTGTAGACATTGCTTGAGTAGTAGGAGCAGCTACTGCAAAAGGGTTTTGCCCTGAGTGTTGTACTGGCGCATTCATAATCTTCTCCTAATTCTGTGGTGGTTCTGGTAGTGGCATCCAGTGGGTTATTGGTAGTTCATATTCGCTGTCATAAAATTTCTTGTTATGGCAATAAACAATTTCGTGACCTGTAGTGCCTTGACCATCATTTATATAACCAAGAACCCACTCATCTGGACTTGGGTAACACTCTTCACAACTAATCCACTCCATCACACCACTCCCGCTTCTTCATCTGCCAATTCTTCGGCATAGTATTTAAGCTGCTCGTTTAGGCAACTTACTTGTGCGTCTGTGAGCTTGAAACGTAAGCCTATAGGTGACTCAATGCCGTCTTTATCAGTCACTACGGCATAAGTTTTTGTGTCAACTACAAGTACTTCATACTCTTGGTCACGAGCACAACCACTGAACTGATCAGTTACTTCACGAGTGTCATAAGTTGTTTCGGCTTTAATCTGGCAGTTAAGAACATTGCAGCCGTAAGTTAGATCGAAATAAACCGTTTCACCTTCAACTTGAATATCATTAGACATATCCAAGTAAGGGAAAGAAGGGCACAGCAACTCAGGCTTGTTAACTAACATATTCATTAGTTAGCTCCTTCCACTTGCACACGCACATACAAGCTTTCTTTTGCTTTGAGTTCGTTTGCTGCTTGTTCGTCAGCACAACCACGTAAAAGACCTACAGCTAAAAAGAAAACTACCCAGAACAATAAGAAGCCCGAAGTTCCATCGACAAATGCTTGCTTGATTGAATATTTATTCTCAGTCATTGCTAGATTCCTCCTGAACTGGATGAACGTAGCTATCACACATATTCAAAAGCATTGATATGTGTTGATTCCAAAATTCAAGCGCTTCGCTATCCATGCGCGTGATACGCGCATCATCAAATGATTTCCAATCTTCAACACTGTGTTCTTGGCAGCCAATTCGCATTTTGCCCAAGCCATTAATAATCACATCCCAACGTAGCCCGTAGACAATGAGCGGGGAGGCTTTGGCACCGCGAAGGTCGGCACCGCTAAGGTCGGCACCGCGAAGGTCGGCACCGCGAAGGTTGGCACCGTAAAGGTCGGCACCGCGAAGGTCGGCACCGCTAAGGTTGGCACCGTAAAGGTCGGCACCGCGAAGGTTGGCACCGTAAAGGTCGGCACCGCGAAGGTCGGCACCGCGAAGGTTGGCACCGTAAAGGTCGGCACCGCGAAGGTCGGCACCGCGAAGGTTGGCACCGTAAAGGTCGGCACCGCGAAGGTCGGCACCGCGAAGGTTGGCACCGTCAGCAATCGCACTTTCTAATGCATGACGAGCAATCATTCCTGATTCCATTCCTTCAGGAACATCACAGGTAAAAAGGACTTCTTCTGTGAAGCGATTTTTAATTTCAAATTTCTGTGTCATAATATTCTCACTTGTCTGGGACTTTTTTGTTGTCTGTGAGATAAATTTAGCAAAATACTAAATTTAGTACAATACTATATTTAGAAAAATACTTAATTATTTATTTAGTCTTATACTAAATTATTGTTTTTTCAGGCAATAAAAAACCCACATAAAGTGGGCTTAAGAATTATGATTATATGGGTTACATTCTAATAGCATGTTTTAACATTATATTTTTGATATGCTCAACTTCAAGGGTAAATTCATATTCATATTTAAACTCATGATTTATAATTTTTTTCATTGTAATAGCATTGAAGTCTATTAATATTTGAAGATCATAAAGTTTCTTAAATACACTAGAATTTTGGTTAGTCATTTTTTGAATATCAATAATATTTTTTGATATTTCCTGACTAAGTGAATTTGGTATAACTGCTAAATTAACACCATAATTTTTAAGGGTTCCCCTTAAAGCATTATTAGCTAACTTGTATGGTGAAAACCAGTAGGCAAATGGTAGCCATATCATGTGTAGTATTTTCATTATATGTCTCTATAAAGGCCCACAACTTTACCAACTAAGCGGCAATCTTCAGTCAATTTAATAATTTTTTCAGGCCAATCAGGGTTTAATGGCTCTAAGTATCGATTGTTTCCTTCAATAATGAGCTTTTTAAAAGTAGCCTCAGAATCACCTGCACAGGCAACAATAACTAGATCATTAGTTTGTAAATCAAATGTCTGTATATCAGGATTAACATAGATTCTATCACCAGGCTCAAACCGAGGTAGCATTGAATTTCCTGTGATTTTTAAACCATAACCATTTTTACCACACTTTGTATTAGGTGGTAGATGTTCATCAACTACTGCATCACGTAAAACCGTTTCAATTGGTGAAAATGATCCAGCGGCTACCCATGAGATAACTGGTACTAAACGACCTTCTGTAGTAATTTTTTCTTTCAAGTCAACATTGTTGTCAAATCTTTCAATTTTTGAATTTTCTCTATCCATATACCCATCTGGGAGTCCATAAGCTTTTTCAATTTTTCTTGCCAGTGGGTTCCCAACAGCAGCCGGCTTTCCATTATTCCCAATAGTGCCATTAATAATTTGACTTAAATAAGCCGCAGCAGTGCCCACATGGTTCGCAAAATCTTTTTGAGAACCATTAGCTTTTTGTTCAATTAATTGAAGAAGGTTATTTCTTCGGATGTCTGAAATATTCATATTCACAATCTAATAGTAAAAAACTAAAAACAAAATATGTAAAAGACTAAACAAGACTTGCAAATACTTTAGTAAAATACTAAATTAGTGGTTAAGTATTTAAGGAGCTTGTTTATGCCAGCCTTACAAAATTTAAAAACCTCTTCTGAATCAAAGAAGCACGTCAAAAGTCTGCTTGTTTATATCAAGTCCAAAAGCAAAGAGGACCTAGAAAGATTTGCAAAATCGTGTGGCACTACCTCAAGCAATTTATTGCAAATCGCATATGGAGGGAGTGTTTCAGCAATGCTGTCTAAAAAGATAAACAAAGAAAGTGAAGGAAAAATTTCACTATCTGAACTTCGTCCTGACATCTTTTCTTGAGGCATCACAATGGCCGAGAAATTAACCGCAAGTGTCACCTTTAAGTGCACGGAAGAAATGAAAATCAAATTAGAGCGTATTGCGCGTTCTAGAAAGTTAAACGGCTCATCAGAGCTAATGCGTATAGCTGCCATGGACATAATCTTCGAGGTTGAGGAGATGCTTAATTGTCTACAAATGCCTATCGATCTGACCACAGTTACCGAAGATACAAGGAATACACCTGAGCCGTTTGAGCTTGAGCTGGCACCAAATCCACATAAAACACAGGCACAAAAAAAGCCCAATTGTCGTAACCAATTGAGCCTTATCTGCCATTCCACTGCAAAGCAATGAGATGAAATCGCATGAAGATATTAACAAAAGAGGTGAATCATGGCTAGAGCTAGAAACATCAAACCATCATTTTTTACGAATGATGATCTTGGTGAAATTAATCCACTGGCCAGATTGCTTTTTATAGGCATGTGGACTATCGCCGACTATAAGGGATGTTTTGAATACAAACCGAAACGTTTAAAAGTCCAAATATTGCCGTATGACAACTGTGATATCGAGCAACTCGTGAATGATCTAGAAAAATCTGGATTTATCTCGATTTATTCGGTACGTGGACGGAAGTACATCAAAGCTATTAATTTTACCAAACATCAGAACCCACATAAGAATGAAAGGGAAGGTGGAAGTGAAATTCCAGATATAGATGAATCCGATATTGAAGAAGAGGAAAAATCCTTAAAAAACAATGAGTGGGCGAATATCGAGAATAATCTAGAGCAAGACGGAACTGATCGTGCTGATTCCCTTAACCTGATTCCTGATTCCCTTAACCTGATTCCCTCTACCCCAGAGCCGAAAATCGGGAAGACAGTTGACGAAATGTTCACTGAATTTTGGGAAATATATCCAAATAAAAAATCTGGACCAAAAGCAGCCAAGGAAAAATTCAAAAAGATTAATTTCAAAAAACACAGCTTTGAATTAATCATGACTTCACTTGAAAAACACATTCAGTCACTTGATTGGATCAAGGAACGTGGAAAGTTTATTCCTCATGCCACTACTTGGATTAATCAAGAACGTTGGAATGCTGATATTGGATCTACTCAACAAACAAGTGGATTCAACTCAAATTATGGGTATCAGTCTTCACAACAACAAACCATTTCTGAACAAGCGAAATGGGATAAGTTCCTAAATCAAAATCAGATTTGGGATGTCACACCAAAAAAGCCGTTACTGATTGAGGGGGTGGGTCATGCGTGAGTTCACCTTTGAAGACGCTTTACGTCTGATTACTAAAATGCGTGGATTTTATGGAAAGAAATTCACTGATCAATGGGCAGGTGTAGACCCGAAAGATATCGCTGAATCAATGGTTGAGTGTTTTCACGGATTAACAGCAGAAGATTTCAAACGCGGTGTAACCAAGATGATGAAATCAACTTTCTGTCCATCAATTCCAGAGTTTCGTTCTTGGTGTGAACCTAAAGCATCTGATTGGCTAGATGCACATGAAGCTTGGGCAATAGCTAAAAACTCAATCGAATATGGCACTGGTCGTGAAATGACAGTGGTTTGGACTGAGCAAGCAGCTAAAGCATTTGAAAAGTGTGCTGACTTGGTTGCAACCGGTGACAAGTTTCAACTGGCAGAAGCTAAGAAAATCTTTGTGTCTATCTACGAACGATTAGTGACAGAAGCGAAGGACCAAGGATTAAAACCAGTTTACACCGTAAGTCTTGGTGTAGATCCAGATCAGCGCATTACTGCAATCAAACAAGCAGAGGTTGCAGGCTTTCTCTCTACTCAAGAAACACAACTTCAACTTGAACACAAGCAAACCAAGGAAGAGCAGCAGGCTGATAACGAGCGATACAAAACGATTGCACAGAAAGCAATTGCGGAGTTACGCGAAAAACTAAAGATCCAAGCACCAGTCAACAAAATGGCTGAGGAAATTAAACAAGTTCAAGAATGGGAACTAAAACCAGACTCAGAATATTGGGCAGACCCATTTGATCAAAAAGAACAGTACATCGAAAGCTTAAGAGCAGAAGGCAAGCCAGTACCTTTTGCATTACGAGGTGCGGCATGACACTAACAGAAATTAAATTCCGATTAATCACAATCGCAGAAAAAAGAAAGCGCCCTTACTTCGACATGATCGTGGTTAAAGAAATACATGAGGCATTCAAAAACAACACCTACCACGAATTAAAAAATTACGTGCTTGCTGAAATGGAAGTTTCTGTTTTGAACATGGTGGAGTTAGGCAGATGAACTACAAGGAAATGATGGCATTGCGTTGTGCTTACAACCATGGGCTAAAAACAACCGAGACAAGAGCAGCTGCTTGTTTGTACGTAAAACTTAGAAGAGCTGGCCTGTTAGAGCAGCTTAAAGCACAACAAGAAACTCCAGCACCTACTGCTCGCAAGAAGATTTCAGAGAGAGCCAATCCAAGCGATGTAAACCAACTTGTTAATTGGATGACTTCAAAATATGGAAGGCAAGCTGCACTTGCTAGACAGCTAGGGGTTAGTGCTTGTGTGGTTGAGAGAGTTAAAAACACTGGGACATGCACACAAGAAACATTATCGCGTCTAAAGACTGCCCAGCAAAATATCATCAAATTGGAGAAGAAGAATGAGAATAAGCGAAAAAGAGCTTGAGTCAATTCAAAACAAGCGAAATATCGCACAAAAAGGCACATTACAGCGCGATAAAAGCAAAAGTGATGCAATGGTAGCGGTGCAACTAAATGAAGCCAATACAAGCGAAATTAGAGCATTTTACGAAGATGGCTTAAAAGTCATTTTAGATTGTGAAATTAAAACTGCACCACCGTCAGTAAATCACTATTGGGTAGCTTCTGGAAAAAGAAGATTTCTAAGCAATAAAGCACGTGATTTTCATGCGTTGGTTCGCCAAGTTGTACCGGCTCATAAATCAACTGCAAGACTCAAACTTGAAGTGACTTTTCATTTCCCAACACGTCAATGTCGAGACATCGATAACTACCTAAAAGCAACGATCGATAGCTTAGTGAAATGCGGTCTGTGTGTGGACGATGAACAGTTCGATGAGCTTCTAGTAAAGCGTGGAAATGTCATCAAAGGCGGGCTTATTAAGCTCAAGGTTAGCGAGGTCTAGGAGATGAATATGCGTGTTGATAGTACAGCTTTTACAGACAACCCTCGCGCACGCGCGCGTTTTCTCGAAACTAAGAAAAAAGCCAAAGAATTCTTGCGCCAACGCCGAGGCTATAAACGCCCAGACTTCAACCGCATGATTCTAGATTTACGCAACCTTGGATGGTCACACGAAAAGATCGCCTACGTCCTTGATGTGTCGGGTGGCAGCACTGTTTCTTCTTGGTCTACTGGATCCATTCCAGAGTACATACACGGTGAGCAATTCATCATGTTGTGGCAAGAACAAACAGGCTTAGAACGCGTACCACGTGAAGGCGAATGGCAAACATATAAATACGAGATAGGGCAGCTTGATCTACTTGAAACGTTAGACGTATTCGCTGCTCAGTTAGATGAGGAATTACAACAATGAATATTTACATGACAGAAGAAGATGTATTGAACGCAATCGCTGGTGGTGATGTTGATGCTAATGACTTGTTGAATGAAGCTAACCCTAACTTTGAAAAGCAGTTTAAGAAATTAACAAAGGGCTTGGAAAAGCTCATGAAGGATATTCGTAAAAGTTTTCCAGATGCGAACTATTACAGTGCTAGTGATGGCCTGATTATTATGCTTGGCCGTTCACATGGGGATAATACTGAGCCGCAAAGAGATCTTGAGGCTGCTGATGGCGGTTTACATGGAATGCTTGGTGGGGGTGACTTTTAATGAAACCAGAACAGTTTATTCGT